TTTATGTCCGTCGCACAGAAAAGCACACAAGTCAACTAATGCGTCCATCTGTACTTCGGGCACCTTCTCACCCAAACCGTCGTTAATAATTGATACCCCTATGAAGCGGGAGTTAGCTGTAATCCTTCCTAGATTCTCAGCGTTTCCCAAAACAGGAAGGTTTTTTTGTATACGAGTCAACACTGATTGGAGCCCTCGACCTGCGTGATTAGCTTTGATCTTGCTTGTAGTCAACTTGACAATGGTGCCATCACCTTTAATGAGGTAGTTGTAGAGAGGGCCGGGGACTTTGTTGACGCCACGGATGCACATGGCGATCACGTTGTCGGGGTTGGCGTATTTGTTGGAGGCGGTGTGGTGTACGACTATTCCGAAGGGTTTTAGTGGCCGTCCGGTAGTGATTTTGCCGGGGGCATCAACGATATTCATTTATGTTCGCCATCAGCTTGGCTCCGTGATGTTGTCGGGTGTTAGCCAGGCTCCAGCGAATGGATCCCAATAATAGGGGTTATCGTCTGAGGCGTCGTCAGGGAAAGTGTCGTGGTCTGGTGTTTGCCAAAATGTTTTGACATGAGGTGGAGCAAGCGGATCGCCACGAGTCCAATTCTCCGGGTCATTAATATCACTCATTCAACGCCGCCGCTTTCTACGATGACTGGCCCACTTGCGTCAGCCGGTATGTCATGAATCCATGCATTTACCGTTCCAGTTGACGTAGTACTTGTAACGTCCCAAGTCGCAGCGGAGCCTGTCACATTTGTCAAAGAAACATTTGCTGTACCACCAGCGGTGCCGGAAGCAAACACAATATAAGAACTTAGGTCAATGATGGTCCACGTGATGTCGTCAACGTCGGCGGTTCCCAATGTTGAGCCATCCTGGTTCAATGAAACCATGACACCGACAACGGCATTACCTGTCGGATCATCTGTTTGTCCGTATCCCAAAGTAATGACTTGGTCAGATCCGATAAGTTTAATGTTCTTTGCGTAACAGTTGTAAGAAGCACTTGACGCTTGGGTAATCCATGTCAAACTCGGCGTGCCTGACACATCAATTTTGGCGACAAACGGAGCGTTCACACTTCCGCCAATAGCGGTACTGTACCCGCTGATGTAAAGGTCGGTGCCGTCTAATGCGATGCCTCCGCTATACATGGAGTGTTCGACGCCGCCTGTTTGCTGCCGAAAAACGTAAGTCCAATCCAGTGTGGCTGTGGCTCCACTAGAGGAGTATTTGAAAATCCCGACGTTAGTATTCGTCCCTGAACCATCAACATTGGTAGCGCCGAAATAGCCGACCCCGTACACAGTACCGTGGGTACCAGCTACAAGATGCAGGGCGGTTGCCGTAAAATCGGTACCGCCAGTGCTGGCGTTGTGTAATTCTGAGTTGCCCACTGTCCATAGGGGAGTAATAGCTGATGAAGTCTGCTCGAAAATATTGACGCTGGTATCAGTTCCGGTGCCTGCCACATAGTCGCCAACTGAAATAGCGACCTTGTCGCCAACCACATTTGAAACTTGACATGCGCCAAAGCTAAATGTTTGGGTGCTCGAAGCATCGTTACCGTTGTAGCCGAGAAGTGAACCAACGGTTGCACCAGTACTGTCATTCAGTACGTGCATTTGGAGTCGAAGTTTGTTAGACCCGAAGCGGTAACCATAAATCGGGCACATCCAGCCGACGTAGCCGCTATCAGTTTTCCAAATATAAGAAGTAGTGTTAAGACCGTATGCAGTATCTGCGGTCTGCATCTTAGTTGTGTTCCACTGGACTACCTGTGACGAGTTCATTTTGACAATGCCCACGTTGTAGTAGTTGTAGGACGAGTTGTAGGTTGTCCCTGTTTGGTAGCTGTTATCTGACCCATCGACAAACGTGTTATCGGTACTTTCGGTATACATCCCTTCATACGTTGTTCCGGTAAACGCCCAGTTCCATGAGGTTTGTGCCGACATAGATGTTGGCGCTACCGCTGCCCCACCCGACATGTCAAGAATACCGGACACCATTCGGCTGGAGTTGGCAGCCGATGAGTTCCATCTAGTAGCTACTTGAAGATCAGTACCGTTTGATAATAACATCATGCTGTAGGGATAAAGTTCAATGCCTACGCCAGCGGTATCGTCAGGGTCGCCCCAAAGCAAAATGTAGCCAAGAGCAGCCGCACCCGCCTGATCTCCGACAGCCCCCAAAAGTACGGTCTGCATCAGCCAATATTTCCGAAGATCGTCCAAATATCAGCAGCAATTTTTACTGCTGCAACCGTAGTGTAACGATCAGCACAAGTAAGAGTTCCACCCTTAGAGTTGACAGTTGCCCCAGCACCCGCCGCAAAAGTCAGCGTCCCAGCACCATTACGTTCAAAGACAATACTGGTACCAGTCGGAAAAGCCACAGCAGAATCTTGGGGCAACGTAACAGTAATGCCGGTGCCGTGAGTGGTAAGAATGTAGGCACTGGCATCGGCGAGAGCAGGAGTACGAGTCGTAGTCGAATCAGTAATAACATTCAGATAAGTCGTTGTCGTACCCGTAACAGTAAGAGCATCCGTTATCGAAACGTCACCATCTGCAACCTCTAAAGCATTCTGGCCGTTAGTACCAGTGATAACCAGCTTCTCTTCGCTGGTATCCCACAGCATGTTGTCGCCTGCGGTATCCGAATACCAAGTTACATCTACCCCTGAACCGTCCGTACCGAAACCGACAGTGGGAAGCGTCGAAGTCCACGCAGTAGTCGAAGCACCAGACCCTATAAGAAGTTTATCCGCCGCAGCATTAGAGTCAGTAATACCCAGCTTTGTCTGTAACGCCACAATCGCCAACGAAAGATTCGTGTGCAACAAATCATGCTCGACATTGGTCGCATCCAAATCAGTGGACGAACCCGGCTGAGGAAACTCAACTCCAGCGCCAGGCGACGCATTCGTATCATCAAGGGTGGTGGGATAACCCGAGGTGGGGATCGCCATTATCTACTCCTACGGGGTGAGGTCAAGCGTAAAGATTCCGCTTGCGTTCCAAGTAATTTTGAATGTGCCTGACGTGGTAGAGAAAGCTCCACCGAAGTCGATACAACAAATCAGAGGTTTATTAGTGAGATCGTCGTCATAAATAACGGCGAAAGCAGCAGCAGAAATAGTGCTCGAAGTCCACTCAACATCCGCTGCATCCCAAGTAATCGTCCCCCCACTCGTTGCGAACGTGATAGAAGTCAACGACTCTCCACCAGTGGTGTAACCCCCAGTTCCCGGTACCTGATCAGTTACATCAGAATAAAGGGTATGGGTGCTGTAGTTCGGTATGTATGAGGCAGTCGTCAACAAGCATTTGAAACGATCAGCAGTCGTGTCATTAAAATCGATATTGAAGTTGGCTGTCTGCTCCAAGTTGTTTTCCATTGGCAGACAGTAAAGGCCACTAGCCATTCTTCGGCCCTCCAACCCCAGTAATGGGCTTAGGTCGAATGTTTACATCAGCGTTTGGCTTGGGTTTTGACATTCTTTTTCTTCCTCGCTGCAGCAGCAGCCTTTTTACCTTTAGCGGTATAAGGGTAATGTTTTCCTTTTACAACTGGCATAGATCAAATAGTAGCAGAGAGAAGCGGGAGGGCCAGGGAAAGGGGGAAAACCTGACCCCCCCACACCTCAATATGCAACGGCTATCAGGTGTTATCGCCAATTGACGATGACGACTCGATGCGTCGCAAGCACGCTTGCCGGAAAATTCCCCATCCAGCAAGGTGATACCAGCCCACAGGGTTGAACCGGCGCAGAGTATCGGTCACAGGACCGAATACAATGCTTGGTTGCTCACCAAATCCAGGCGCACGGCTATAAGCCTTTGCCAGAGCTTGACGACCAGCCACGATGGTCTGGTAAACGTTGGTTGTACTGGTAGCACCAGCATCATCCAATATTGGAGCACGAGGGTTCTCAATATAGTTGATACCGTTGAACGTGCCGATTGAGCCTGCACGAATTGGTGCACCTTCTTGGTACAACTGGTATTGAATAACGTCAGTTACTGCTGTTAGTGCACGAAAGTCAAAGGAAACATCCGGGTGAAGGATTGCCATATAGTTTCCGTTTTCCCAGCCAGGAGCAGAGGCACCACGAAGTTCCGCCACAGCTTGACGACCTATATTAGCGTCAAAAGTGTTGCCGTCAGCAACGGTGACACGGGACGTTGGGAGTGCACCCGATCCTGTAGAGTAAAGGACATTAGTACCGGCCATTACGACATCGGAAACAACTTTGTCGAGCGAATCGACCATGTTGTAGCCAATGATATTGGCGGCGTCAGCATCAACATTCAAGAATGATGTGCCTCGGATCAAAGCAGTTGTGATAACTGAACTGCCGTACTCTGCAAGAGTAACAGTGATCACTGAATCGCTGAGAGCAACAGGCGTTACGTCTGTCGCCTCAGTAAGTGTTCCGGTAACCTGAGCCATATTCGGATAGAACGTAAACTGAACAGTTGCCGCATTATGGCTCTGTGCAGTCGAACGAACATCCGCAATCATCTCATAGAGAGGCTGTGAACGTAAGGCAAAATAGGCGATCTGTTCGAACGCCGTAGTTACCTGATTCGTTAATTGACCAGTCCCGGTTGGATTAGTTAAGGATAGCGGTGGGGTATAAGCCACAGTGAGTCCTATGGTTAGGACTCCAACGGCTCAGCAAAAGGTTAGGTAGCTGCGCCCCACAAAATACCATTCGATTCCAACAACGCCCGAAGCTCATCTTCGCTATTTGTTGCTCTAATCAAATCATCTAAATCAAGTGGAACTACCGGATCTCCACCATCACCCGCCGCTTGTATCCGCTGTTCCACAGTCAATATGTCATTGACTACAGAATTTTGAACTATCGGTGCACTATCAGCACCTAAGAACCCTGCCGCTGTAGCTTCCTGACGGATAGCTTCAGCATCGAGTTCACCTTCATAGCCCTTCACGAAATACTTGATACGTGCGTCATCAAGATCAAGTCCTGCTGAACGGAACGTGTCACGCCGCTGGATAGACGAAAGCTGTAGCTCTAAAGTCGCAGCTTTTTCTTCTGCTTCCTTAGCACGAGTTTCGAGTTCCCGTCGCCAGTTGGGTTTCGATTCGGTTGAACTGCCAGAACCTATTTCACTGTCACCAGTGGAGTCGGAATCTGTCATATGTCACTCACCTACTTAGACGCATCCTCAGCGGTGGTACCTCGGATGGAAAATTTGTTTGTGTTAGCTCACCCTATCGGGGCCAATACCTACAAGTATAAAGAACTGATAGCGGGTGTCAAGTACTGGTACCACCGAATGCTATTCCTTGGGCAGAAGCTAACATTCCTGAACGTCCTTGGAATCTTGTTGACCGTCCTTCTCGTTTCCGTCGCAAAGCTACAGTACTTGCCTGATTCGTACCGAATGCGCCTTGACCTAATTGAGTAGATGTTAGCGCAGCATCAGTTAATGTACCGCCCGTAAGACCAGCTAACGGAGACATTACTGCTGCAATCTCACGTCGTTGAACATCCATGTCATACAACTTGTCAGATAATTCTGTACTAAATCTTTTACCCGTTCCAAGTGCTTGACCTGATTCAAACATTAGGCCTGCTGCACCAAGATTACGACGCATCTCTACCACACTTTTAGTTCCTTCTGGATCAAGGAACGAAGAAACAATATCGCCGCCAGTAAAATTATACTTATCACGCAGTATTTTAATAACTTCAGGGTCCGCATTATTCGCTGCTTCTTCCGCTAATGCAACACGGGTACGAAATTCTGCTAATGAGACATCACCACCGATTAAACGAGTAATACCTGACGCTTCATACCCGGTGAAATCGACAACTGACCATAAAAACGTAGATCCAATTTTGGCGGCATTAGATATCTGTGTATAGCCACGTTCAAGATCGATATAGTCCGCTTCCGTAATCGGCGTCATCTTTTTTTCTCTACGCATTGCCATACCGGGGAATCGGTCATCATAAATATTTCTGTACTCTTGCTTTATGTACATCGGGTTACGTCTACCGTCTTCCAAGAACTCATCTGCTTTAGAATCGCCGTAACGTAACTGCATAAGCATCACTTCAGCGTTATAACCCAATTTGATATTTTCTTGAACCCAAGTAGCTAACCCGTCAAGCTCAAATGCTCCTAGATATCCTTCGATTACGGCCTTTGCGCTAAGTGCATTGTTATCTTTTAACCACTTTAAATATTTAGCAGCGCCAGGGTCCTCATCGTCACCTGTTCCGGGCTTTGGTGGCTTTTTCTTTTCTTTCCCAGCCACACCACCAATATCCCAAAATCCTCCCGCTTCGTTATACACCCAGTGTTGTGTACCAGTAAATGCTAGGGTTCGAGGATCATCTGCACCGGGCTTGTCAGGCCGTGTGGTTTTTTCTTCAGGAAGATCATCTTCAGGAGGACCATCAGGGCCGTCCTTTAACTCGCCAACCCTAATTCGTGCCCCCTCAGTCTCAGGACCAACAATGCCATCAACAGCAATCAGCGATTCTCCCGCAGCCCCCAACGCTACGTTAAGCTCACGCTGTTCCGCTCGAATAGCATCTTTCGCATCTGTACGTCGCTTATCTATCTCTTGTTGAATGGAGTACGACTCCATTGAACCTAAATCTAAAGCCATTAGCGTGTCGCTCCCATCAATCGACCTAGATCATTAACGACACCAAACGCATTATTAACGGCTCCAGGGGTCACATCGTATTCAGTAGTGCCTCGTAAATATGTAGCAAAATCAAACGCAGACGAAGGACGACCCAAAGTATCTATAGCTAATGAACGATGGTTACCTGTCCATTGAGGCTTATATCCCATGACCGATAAAAATACGGAGTCGTAACTTCCTAAGATGTCTAATGGTGTGCGTCCTTGGAGTATGCGTTCTGCTGAACCTGGATACAGATCGGCTGCTTGTTGGGCTAGGTAATCGTTTAATAAGTCAAGTTCTTGCTTTGATCTTGCTGCACCCTCAGTCGTAGGGCCGCCAGAAAGAAACATTCTTTGTGCCCATTTCTCGATCTCGGCTTCACTCGGGTCAATCAAGTAATTATTAAATACTTCCTTAATATCGTTTCGTTGTTGAGATTGAAGTGTGCCAGCTACAGCTTCAGCATCAAAATCAAGTAACTCGCCTTCGATACCGACATCACCTAATTCACCTGAAATTAGAAACTCTCGTATATCGTTATCATCCCATCCGTTAAGCCATGCGAATTTAGCGGCTGCAAGAATCTCGTCATCAGTCCAATCCAGTTTGGATTGAGCAATATATCGTTCAAGTATCTCTAATTTTTCTTCGACAAGTCCACGGCGGCGGATGCTCCACTCTTCGTCTTCACCTTCCGAATACCATTCTTGATCTCGTTCTAGTCGGCCTGCTTCAGAGGCTCTATAGAATTCAGTTTGGTTGAGAAGTAGGATAACCCACTCCTTATATTCATCGCTACCAGGTAGGCGATCTCCGTAATATGCCTCATCGGTAATCATGTCATAGATATGCACACCCTCGATTGTTAGATCTTTGTTATTGCGTAACCATCCCCAGAAACCAGATTCGATTTTGTTCATTCTGTCAGCTAAGCGAGGCTTAGTAAGAACTTCAGGTGGATCAATAAACATTTCAGCCGCCATCAGCCCACTCCTAACGCTTCCAGTAATGCCGACTTAGCGAACCGTCCAGTCTGAGCATCAATTTTACCAGGGTATTCTTCTTTAATCTCTTGCTCATAATGAGCCCCGTACTCTGCTTCTGTAGGCGCATAACCAGTCCCCATCCTCTCCATATCAACTTCACGAGTCCACTGGTCAGCCAACACATAGAACGCATCATCTGGTTCACGCCCAGTCAATGCTGTATAAACACGGGCAGCAAGTTTGTCGCTAGAGGCTTTCGTTACCTGCTTGATCGCACCTGTCTCAGCAGCAAGATTAAACAAATAATCAGTAAGTTTTCCGACAGACAAACTACCGGGCCGAGTCGCCACCGGTTCACCAAGACGACGAGGCTGCATTTTTGTTGCTAAATCTCTATCCCGTAACGCCGGAATCATATCCAATGTTTCGTAACCTGTATCACTTGGATGTTCCCGCAACACCTCCGCTCTAGCAGCAGCCTCATCAGCAATATTTTCTAAGGCAAAGAAAACAGAATCCCTCTCATATATGAGAGTTGGATCACGAAAAATCAGATCTCTAAGACTGCCCTGTAACATATACGACACACGACCGTCACCTAATGCTAAGCCTTCAGCGATTAGTCGTTGAGCTTCAGGATCTTGTGCATCATATATTCGTAATGCGTCAGCAATAGTAAACGGTTTATTTTCTGATTCCGTTAATCGTTTGAATATATATCCCTGCTCCTGCATTTCAGGATCAATCTCAGCCCTAATCTGCGGTATACCGAATTGGTCAACAACCGGTACGATTGATACCTCACCTGTCTCTTTATCAGTTTGGGGAGCCATCATTTGGAATGGCATAATGCTTTGCATACCTAAGGTTCCCGACGGAACATTCCCTGATCCATATGTTCCAGCGAACACAGGTCGCCCACCTACGGAACTAAGCCATTGAGTATCGATCTGAAAAGCCTGACCCCCACCTTCTGCGTATACTTGTGCATCTGTAATTTGTGATCCGCCTGATGGAGGAACAGGAGAACCAAAATTCTCTTGCATCATCAAGGTGCCCTGTTGTTGCGTAAGTTGTTTGCTCTCCACCAATGCAACTATTTGCTCTACTGAAAGTATTGGTTGTTGCTGCCCTAAACCTAACGCTTCATCTGATTCTAACTCTGCTGCTATGTAAGGATTAATAGAGCCATCCGGGTTCACAGCCGATGGCTCCTCAGCTTTCTGTCCTTCAAAGAAGTCGTACGCTCCTGATTCCACATACAAATCTAAAAGCTCATCGATTACAGTAGCGGGTATCGAACGGAGTATCTTCTTTCCCGAGTCTTTAAGCTCTTCACGCCAAGGGACATCAGGATCATCAACTTGTTGTCTGAGCCAACTAATCCAAGACATTAGTTACCTGTCCTTAATGTCGCAGGCGCATACTCAGGAAGATTTGACGTAGTCACAGTATCAAGATTACTAAAATATCTATCAAAGATGTTTCCAAAGTCTGGGTACATAAGTAACCGAAGTATACCTAAGTCCCATTCCCGAGCAAGATCAGCGTTCTGACTAAAGGAAAGCCGAAGGAATGCCCTATTCCCTGTCATATTAGCTCGACGTTCTAGTTCATAACCGATCCCATCATGCAACGTTAAGTATTGTTGAATAACTGGGATCTCAGGTCTTTGTTCGAATGCCTCATCTTTCACAATAATTCTAAACCCTTGCAGAATTTTGCGTTGAGTAATCGGATCACCGACTTGATGGAACTCGACACCCCACATAGGGTTACGTCTTGCTAGATCGGTAACAAATTCACGGCGTGTCTGCCATAAATCAAAGTTGGTAGTGGCATTCAAACTGCCTGAACCGCCAGCTTTCATACGTTTCTGTAGTTCAAGAGTTAAAGAATTTCTGAATACTCGGTATTCTCTCCAACCAAGATTCGATCCGGCCTCATGTAAGAAGTCCTCTGGATCGAGGATACTTCGACGGCCTTCTTGTCGTTCAAGTTGAGCGATCGCTTTGTTGTAAGCAAACTGAACGTCCATTGCCCCAACTTCACCAGTGACGAAGCCACCCAATTCGGGGTATTCGGCAGTAAATTCTTTGTGTCGTTCGTAGTTGGCATGACCTTCTAACGATCCAGCGATCGCACCGTCAGCTAATGTGCGTCTTGCTGTTGCTGCCCACAATTCATAATGGTTTTCGAGTAGCCAGTAGTCTGCAATTTCGGAACCATGTTCATCTTCTGTTCGCCAAAACTCTGAGAGTATGGCCCAATATGGTGACTGTTGCTGATACGAAACTGGGACTGCAAGCGATCGGAGCATCCTCATGCTATAGATCATCCGAGTTCGACGTTCTACTTCTTCCAGCAAATCATCTGCAGCTTCTTGTGTATTGGGTAAGGGGTCAGTCCCATGTTCAAGTCCAGCTTCATAGTTTTGAGCTAGATAGTCAACCATTACTCTGGCTGCAGTAGCAGCACGACGATCAGTATCTAGTCCTATTACAGAACCAGCACTCTTTACCCATCCAGGTGCATGAGATGAAGCAAACCGTTCGAATGCGTTTCCGCCTTCAACCAAACCATATGGAAGTAAGAAGTCAAGTGATTCGTAAATATCTGGATTTCGTACCGATAGTTCTGATGCGGCAAATGAAACAATCGGCCCCGTACCAGCAAAGGCACTAATCATTGATGCCGATCCCACATTTAAGTCGAGTGGCATTTCTGACAATATTGACATTTCACCGAAGAGTCGATCACTAATGAACGGTAAGTGCGTATCGAACTTGGTACCAAATACATCTGGTAATTGGAACACAAGTTTGGTTTGACCATTCTGATCTTCAGCGGTGATGACACTCCAAAGACGCAACATGCGGAATACAAATACAGGATTTTCTGCAGCTAAACCAAACCAGCGAGTTGTAACTTCTTGCCATGCACCGAAGAACGGCGAAAGTTCGGCAACCAGATCTTCGAACTTTGAACGATTTGCTAGATCGTAAAGCAAATCTTTTGTTTGTGACAATGCGTTACGACGGCTTTTATCTACTAAACGTCTTATCCCTATTGTCGAAATTTGGTAACGGCTATCTGTGGCTGCATCATCAATTCTGTAAAGTTGTAAAGCGTCCGCTACTTCACTTGCATATATTGATTCGAAGAGTGTGCCTCGTGACAGATAATCTTCGACCATTGTAAGATTTTCAAATATGCCATCAAGGAAACTCTTGTATCGTTCGTAAATATTTTTTGTTTGCATCGCATCAATGAACGAAGAGTCTGTTACTACTTTGCCAAAGTCACCCGTGCCTCTGACAGAATAATCTTCAACCGTTTCTGCTGCATCACGTATTTGTTGAACGATTGGACGGTTCTGTGCATTCCTACGAATTTCAGTCCAGACCGCCGGAGTCAATTCTCTTCCTCTTGCCGTGCGTTCAAAGGACGACTTGAAGGAGCTTTTGATTATGTCAAGAGTATCTGGTCCGTGTAAACCACTTACAAGGTCGTCCCATGTGGACATTTCCTCGATAACTTTTATGTCAAAGGGTTGTCTATTAAGGTCGGGATCTAGTCCGTGTAATGCGTTCCAGCGTGCAGCGAACCCGGATCGAGTCCCCATATCTTGCTCTGAAAACTCCCGAATTATCTCATCGATCAAATCATCTATAGAGTCTGGGCCAAACACACCACTTCCATCTAGCCGCCGCGGGACTATATTGTCAAAGAAATCCCAGAACGTGTTGATTCGTTCATTAAGTAACATCAATGCTGGTGTTACGTGACTACCCCATTCAACAGATTCTCCACGGCTCAGACGTGCCCGAGCCTCATCAAACACATCCAGCGATCCTGGGAGCAACGAATTTGCTTCGTATCTAGTCTTAATAACTAGCTGCTCTAAACGTTCAATGTTATTCCATTCATCTGGAAGCCGATCTGTAAGTTTATTTTCCAACATCCATTGAACAACATCATCGACACTGGAATTAAAGTCAAAGATTTTTGCCCAATATTGTTGAGCCACGTTAGTTTTATCGAAATCTTTTGGGACAATATGGCGTGTCATAAAGTCGTCCCAGGCACGAGCAAAGTTTTCTGCCTCGTACTGGTTCATTACGTCATATTGATGTGCCCCTTGGAAACGTTCGTAGCGTCGTTGTATATCTGCTTCGGCGTCGAGTTGGGCACGGGCCATCGGGTTAGCTGCAATTTGCCGACGCCAAATTTCTTGCATCTGTGGGGTATTTCCAAATGCCGGATCGATGCGTGTAGAACCTATTTGAGTTGATCCGTAACCCCATTCATCCAATAGGGCACTGGATTCTTCTAACATTCCAGCGGCTTCAGGTAGATCCTCTTTGAAGTCACCAACTATCTTTCGTTGATAATCGTCAACTAATTTCGCTCGGTTCGCTAAAAGACGTGCAGCTTCATTACGGTTCTTGATAGTGGTCTGTAGCTCGTCGGCCATTTGTATAAGACCACCGTGTTCCTCCATAATATTGTTGACTTGTTTTGCGCTGAGAAAAGCATATTCCTCTACAACTAGACCCCCTACCTGTGATGCCTCGCTCGGTATGAAAGAAGATGATGGTATGCCCATAACTTCACCCCCCGATCCACTTGCAGGGACAGGACTAATTGCCGCTGGTGTCCAACTCTCATCTACCAGCATTCCTACATCGGCTGCCAACTCGTGAAACCGAGTCACTATTATTTTTTGAGAAAGTGCCGATGCGTTGATATAAACGTTAGTACGCTGAATCTGCGACAACGTAACGAAAGCTGGCATGTACAGGGTATACCTTGCGTCTTCATCAAAATGTGTCGCTACTCTAGATGGTCTTTGCGCTGTTGAGGCGGAAGAACGATCTACCCCACGCCTATATGCTTCAGCACCTATATCTCTACCAATTTGAAAATTCAATCGGGTAGCCATAAATGCAGGGGTAACTAAACCTTGATCTTTCAGCAATTGCCGATATAGACCTGCTTCAGTTGTGCCAGCTATATTCACCCAAGTGTGTGGATCTCGCCACACATTAAGCGGCGTCGATAATTCTCCTACTTCGGTTGTTCCTGTAAATCTGGCCGGGGGGTTGGGTTCGTACCGTCTAGGCGATCCAAGTGATACATCACTAACCCATCGACCTGGATATGCCTCTGTTAGTAGACCCATAATGTCTACATCGGTGGCTGCCCGAACAAGATCGTATCCTTCATAACGAAGACCCAACCCATAGGTATCGGCAAGTTGGCGTCTTGCAAATTTGATAAGACTTTCGCGACTGTACGTTGTGTATAAAGCAGCAGCCGCACCCGCTCCAACGGGACCACCGAAGAATAGTCCTGAACCTGTTGCGAGTGTGGTGCGTTTGTATTGCCGTTTCCGAGCGTACTCATCGAGTATTACGTCAGCTACGAACTCTTCTATTGTTCGTTCGAACTCAGGAATATCTACATCGTGACGAAAATTATACTCACGTACCATTGTGACAAAATCTTGGCGTTCCATAAGGTGATACGCTTTAATGGCGGGATCAAGCCATCCCCGTTCGATCCAATCACTGGTCTGGTGTGGACCTAATCGTACATCTTCCCAACCGCCTAACTGCTCAAACAGTTTCTCTTGAACAACCGCATTAACATCAACTCCGGCTTTGCGTAACCAACGAACACGAAGCTGATCGAACGAACCACCAAGTCGTCCCAATGCCATCGCAGCACCTAAATGAGCAATATTACGTAATTGTGAATCAATATTGACAACCATCTGCCAACGTGGTGTCAACAACACGTGGCGTTTCCACATGGTTGCTGCTTCACGTCGTGCTGCTCTAACAGCGGCTCGTGATCGCCCAATAGGTATTTCGATTACAAGTCCCTCAGGTCCAATAATGGTTTTAAGATCACCTCGTAATGTTGTGATTAGACGATCAAACTTATCCCAACGTGGCATGACAAGTGTTTGACGTACCTGCGAAGGACTAATGGGTTTACGAATGAACTGTGTTTCACCGGCACCAGGGATCACAATCTCAGTGAAGTCAGCGTTCGTAAATCTACGTTCAGTCGCATCAGCAGCTTCATCTAAGAGTCGTTTCGCCCCATCAAGATCACCTCTTAAAATTGCTTTCATTGCTGCTCGAACATGGGGTTGACCCCAGTCAACCCCAGCGAATTTACTGTGAGGTACAACAGCTTCAACGGATGCGGTTAAAGCGGTGTCATTTATTTGATCGATTTTGTGTGCGATAGTACTGGCGTCGCTATCCAGCAAATCAATCATCGCTTCATCAGCCCAAAGTTTTGCTTCAACTTTGTTGGCTGGTAAATTGTCACTTCCTCGAAATACTTTTATAGCTATGTCTAGTAATGAAACTGGTTCACCACTTTCAAGAACAGTTGTTCTTATAATAGTCCCCGCATCAAGTTCCGGATTCCAAAGATTCGAAGGACGCCATCTTTTTTGTCTTGATTCGCCTCGCAACCCAGAAACATCAATCCGATCAAGTTCACGAAACATCACACCGATTTGCGAATTTAAGGTTGACCGATCCTGCACGTTTATTATTCCATGCGGAATCCGTTCTTCGAACAGACGGAATGCACGACTATTCATCGGTGTAGCCAATGGACCTGATTTACTAAACAATGTTTTAGCTTTCACACCAATAACTGTTTCAGGTGCCGATACATAGCGTCGAGCTAAATGAGGTTGTGTTGATGCCAGCATTGATTCAGTAAGTTGTTGCGCCGCCATTTCCTGTACCCCTTGGGGCGAAAGCATCGTTGGAGGTACTTCTGCTCGGGGATCACGACTAGCTTTACTTATTTCCAATCCCGTTGTTTCGATATCCATTCTGTCCCAACTAGCTGGAAGCGAGTTGTAAGACTGGACAAGGTTCTTAACGATTAGGTCATCTGTTCCGAGAACTGCTTGCCACGGAAATTTTTCCATATCGTTGATACGATCTAACAGTTCAGCGAATGGGGAATGTGGGTCGTAGCCTGCAAAATCTATAACATCGTCAGCGCTTCGTCTAGGAAATCCTCGTCCCGGTGGCATCGTTGGCATCACGTCACGTAACGTAAAATCAACAAAATCGCCAGTAATTCGAGGTTCTTCAAAGTTGTAAACGAATCCTTGCTGAGTTCTAATCGTGTCTTCGTAAGAAAGAATTATCTCTGATGCTGCGTCCATTACCTCATCGGGAATATCGGTTCCTGGCCGTCCAAAATACCAGCCTTCTTCCATACTCCTGAATACGTCACCTTCATCTATTATTATTTCCATGCTCTCCAAAAGATCTTGAATCACATTTTTGCCCTGAGTGGTAGCCATCTCTGCTAATGCTCGTGGACTAAACAGATAGTTCTGAATGAATATTGTGTGAGCAGCTTCTTTACGTTGCAGAACTTCATACATCGCTGCAATATTGTCTTGACTAAAAGCTTTGATATTGTCCCGCATTTCAGGAGTTACTAATTCTGTCAACTCTGGCATTTCATCAAATTTCATATGCTCAGGGGTAAGACCAAACAGATCATCACGTAAATCTGCAGATCTACGTTGAACAACTCCGGCAGCGCTAGTCCCCATTTCAGTCATTGCTTCTTGGAGAACAAGAGTCATTTCACGAATTAAACGCAGTTCACGGAAATGCCAATGGAGACTAACAGGTTGATCTAGCTCATCTATCAGACGCAAATTCGGGGCGGTTGTAGCACCTCCTACTTGTTTGCCTGTTCCTTCTTGCAAACCCATTGGATCACGAGAACCGACACCATCGTCGGGTCTAGTTCTACCCCCAAAGAATGGAGCCTCAACATCACGCAACAACGTATAAACGTGCGACATATCTTCAGCTTGCCGTCGCACAGCATTTATTACATCAAGATTTCCCATTTCCATACGAATGAAGTTGTAGTACGGAAGCCATGACGCACTGTCTACCGCTCCGGCATTTGCTATCCGAGCATAAATTTGTGCTCGGCTCCAAAGCGCATCTTTACTAAGTTTTCTGTAGAACGCCCCCCACTTCGGCATCTCATCATAGAAACGTTTTGCTAAACGGTTAATGAAACGAACAGAATTAACGTTAGTAGAAACATCCCATAAGCCGCCACCATACAAGTCACGCATAATTAGTTGACGCTGGTCTGAAGTCATCTCATCATCAAAAAGTCGAGACTCAGAAAGATCAAGTAAATCGTCGTTGATTTTATTAATGGGTGACCACAAGTCATCCTTCTCAAACATTATTTCGAACATGTCGTAGAGTTGTCGGTTTATACCGCCAGTTAATTCTTCACGAAGCCTTGCGTATTCAGGCAGTATCATTTCAAGATTCGCTGGAGGAATATCCCTGAAACGACCTAGTTCTGCTCCAGTTGGTGATGTAAAAATCCCAGTCTCAGGCGAAACAAGATTCATTTCGAGAATGTCATCTAAATAGTCTTTGACTCTATTAACGATTTCGTTGTACCTGGCTTGCCGTTTAGCGGGCATTGGGCCACCCCGCAGATTTTTGGCTTCCCTTATCAACGTCGCAATATTTTCAAGATTTACTGTGTATTCTTCCTGCGCCGCCTCGTATCTGACATCATCCATCTCCGTCGGTCGGCCACCAGCGACTAAACCTTCCTCTGGATCAAATTCAATCCTGGGTCTAGCAGGGCTTTGTTTAGCAACAGCCTCGTTATACATTCGTGTCAAATAGTCAACATCCATTTTTTCTAGGAAACCGAATCCTGGAAAAAGTTCATCAAGTTGAGATACAAGATCCCGATACGAGAGATCAGTATCAACCGGGCGGACATTGATGTCGTCCACTAACAGACCGGCTTCCCACATTGGGTCATCAGTCCAGTTATTCCAAACAACAACATCGCCACCCTGGCCGTGTAGCTCATCCAGAGTTCTAAAAGGATTACTAGCATCCTTAATCAACTCTTGGAGTTCTTCAATTGATTTACGTATGGATGTGTAACTAATACCGCCCGAACCAACCTCGCCACTCCAAAATGAATATGAAAATGGTTCTACATCATTTCCCCAGCGAAGCGCATTAGATTCCTCGGGATAGAATCTTTCATCAAACGATTCAAAAGTTATTGGATCTCGTCCAGTGGAAAGATTCCCTTGTTGTACATCATCTAACAGATTCGTTATAAATTCATCGAGAGCATCTGGATGTCTTATACGTGTAATAAATCTATCCCCTTCGATCCCAGCAGCAGCAGCAGGGAACATATTATCGAGTTCTTCTAAAAACTCTGACCAAGTACGAATATTCTGAAATCCAATTATATTTTGACCCAAGTCCTTAATATCGTTAGCTAAAGCCCGTTGCTGAGATGACAACACATTATCGTTAGCAAGCCTTTCGTAATCCCAGGCAAATGGCGAATTGTTTAGACTCTGTTCAATTTCGGCTCTACTTTTGCGCCATTTATTTCGCCACAAAATAAATTGGTCGAGTACTCCTTGGTCTAATGTTTCCCATCGACCTGCACCTAATGATGGACTCACCTTACCTTGCACCAATTTGTCAAGACGATTAACAGTGCCGTCCTCCATCAGAATTGTGGTAGGTCGATCCATTCCAAAAACTGGATCTACAACTCCTTCAGCAGTATGAGTCAAATGAAGCGGTAACTCGTTGTGTCCCCCATCCAACGTATTTGCCATATCTTTTTTCATCTCGTCATCAAATACGGCTTTGATGCGGTTTGCCTCGTCAACTGAACCAGCCAACGTTTCATCCATTGTGGTCGGTACGTTGTCTAACCATTTAGGTGTCAACGAATAATTTTCGTAGAACAGTTCATCTCGTAGCCGTCCAGGTGAACCAATGGTTCGGCCACCGGGAATGGTCAACATATCGAGGGTATCGCCACCTAATAATGTTGTTAATCGAGGATGCGCTGCCTGTTTATCAGCAATCCAAGTATGGAGTCGTTCACCACCTATTCGTACAGGTTTACGACTTGGTGTCCGCATTAGCCACGCATCTCTACGTGCAGGTGGACGCTGATATGGCATGAATGGTTCCAGCCGAGGATTACCGTATGCACCTAAAATCAGTTGACCTGAGTCGTCCAGAGTTGCACCTAGTGGCAGGTGGCCTCCAGATGCTTCCCATCGTTTTCGCCCAACTTTATTCAGATATCGGGCACGACCGAATTTGGCTGCCAAATATGGTGGATCAGCGGCGATGTTGATACCGAAGTCAATTACACCTGACCACCATCTGTAGTATGCGGTTTCCTTGAACTCTTCCAGTTCGTGTGCATTTGCAAGATCTATGGGTGACTTTAAGTTTTGCCAAGCTAAAAGTGTGGCCTGCCCCGGTGACCGATGCTTTGTGAGATTCCACGCATTTTTCCAGGTTGTAGGATCAAAGTCTGTTTTAACAAAATCTATCAGTCCCATGCTATCTGCTTCTTGCGCGGACATTTCTCCGCTCCGAATCATCCGAAGAACTTCCATCTCGTCAAAATTCGTTTTACTGATATGGGCGATAGTGGCGAGAGTTGCGATAGGGCGAGATACTGCATAGGTCCATGTGAAATCAAGACCGGACAGCAGCAGGTTCCATTTATCGGCACCCATCTCTTGGCGTTTCTCTGGAGGTATAGCCTCAACGGCGGCACCGATCAGACCTTGGGGGCCAAGCAATGTTCCTATAACACTACGTTCCCCAGTTCCGCTTTGATTAGATTCCCCCATAACATTATCTTCCCAAGAATTAACCCAGGCTTCCCATATTCCGAAGTCACCCGTAGATGTATTAACAGCAGCGTCGATAAAAAGATCAGCGGTTTGTATTCCGAAATCGGGAACGTTTCGAGCTATCTTCCACAGACGCCCACCAATACTCATGGTTGGCTACGTGGGTTAGGTGGAATAAATTGTTCCATCCGTCGAACGATGTCCTGCATACCAGGATCGGCATAAGGATTATTTGTTAAAGCGTAAAGAATATGCAAAACTTTAGGTAACTGAACTGCTCGTTCATGGGAAAGAGGCGGTCCTTCTGCTTCACTCATACGTGTCGGTGTTTGGATACGTTCGCCCGGTCGTTCAGAATCTCGAAACGGACTACCCATTTGCCCCGGTCTAACCGTTGATCTTACTGGAGCTTTAACAACATCGGTATCGATTACTTGGGGTAACGGTGTTACCGCTTGGGCCTCTTGTTGAGTCTGTGCTTGACCATATTCTTGGTTTGCTGACGTTTTTACAGGCTGAACTTTGGACCCTCTACCTTTGCGGGGCATTAGAGCGCCGCCATTAATTCATCAAGGTTACGTTCCGGTGGTGCTTCTGGCGGTAACTCAGGTCTAGCTTCGATGCCCATTCCGGGGGCAGACAATCCTGGCTGTGCGGCAGGTGAATCTGCGGGTACAACTTCTGCTTGTCGTTTCTGTGCTTCTTTCTGGACTTTCTCGACTGCTTCAGCAAGTTCAAATTCATTGTTTCGTACTAATTCCATAATCCGAGCAAGATCTGCTGCAGGAATAATTCCCTGAACAGCTTGCTGTTGGACTGATGAAAGGAGAGCTTGTTCAAGTTGTTCGGCAATTACGGTGTCATGTTCAAATTCTGGATCTTCGACTAATGGATCGATTGCCATAAACGAACGTTTCGACATCGTACCCATCCCTACTCTCTGACCACCTCCTATAACGAGATTGTTGATATCGGCGCCCGGATGAGAATAAGAAACAACGTTATCGTTCGAGTCAAAGTTTTCATTAGGTGTGTAATCAACTGCACCTCTAGCATTTTTGCTACTCACATAGAAACTACGTTTACGTCCTCCTGCGTAAGCTTTAGCCATATCGATGGCGAGCCGATTTTCTTCTTGAAGTGCCCGAGCCATAACTCGTTGTGCTTCTTGCACAGTGAAGTCAACTACGGCTGACAAGACTGCTTCGCCTCTACGTCCCGTTCGAATATTGGATGTGGATTCACCACCAAATTCTTGGGGTATGCCAGCGGTAAGTCGTTGCGCTCGTTCAAGCCGATCGATTGCCGGATTTGTCATATATCCAGGCGCAGTTTGCATATCTTTAAGATCGCCGCCTCGGACAACCCCGACTTCACCTGTTAATCCATCGGAGGGATTCACTATTTGTGGGGTTTCACCTGCCCGCCCAACGAGCCATGTATCTGGGAACACACCTTTTTGTACGGCGATTACTTCGAGAGCCATAAGTCTGGCTTGCATCTGGTACATACCCAGTATGCCGTCGAATTGGCCTTGGGCAGTATCAAGACTGATGCGTTGGGCGCATACGACAGGGGTTTGACCGAGCAGATTTTCTGTTCGATCAAGTTCGATAATCATTTGTTTTTGTTCTCTGGACGCCATCGGTGTAACAAACGGTGACGTTTTAGCTACAGCGGTTCGTATGCCGATAAGGACTTGTTCTTCAGCATCGATATATTCGACAAGTTCGATAGGGGCATCTTCGGTTGCGGTACCGTCCCCACCGAATTGGCGTGCGGCATCAGGATACATTTTTCGTATCCAACCAAGTTGGCGTTCATACGCAAAGATGACATCTCGTGGGCGAACGTCGTCTACACCTAGGAGTGTTGCCGGATAGGCAGTAAGTGGGTCACGTATTTGCCAGATAGGTGCTCCTATTTTTTTGTCGAAACGTAATTGGGTGCAGGTAGTGGCGTAACCGATGAGATGTCGTGCTCGTTTCGCTAGCTGTAGGTCCATTCGACTGTTTTCCCACCAACCGAATAGGGCTTTGCGACGGATGTCTGCATTATCTCGTGCTCGTTTAGTTTTCGTATCTACTGGTGGACAGTAAATATCAGGATTAGTTGATGCGATACGCATCGCTGTTTGGTCTAGTCCTTGACCGAGTAAATTAGCGACAGCAGATTTTTCGCTACTATCAAGTTCTGGGAGTGGTATAACTACATCGCCGTTATAATAGTCTCGTACTTCACGCATCCTCTGTTTTGCGTGATCATTGATTCGGGATCGGGTAGAGTATAGGGCAATTATCTCTTCAGTTGTTGTCACTATTACCTCGTCACGATCGCAACGTCGGACATCCATGAAGGACGCCACTGTCGATTATTAACTATAGTCGGCGTATAGAGTTTTTCTAAGTTATGTTCTAAAAACCATTGTGCCATAACACAGTCATCTGTGCGTGCACCTGTTCCTTCAGCGTTCCAACGGGTTACTTCGTTGACCAAAAGTAGCGAATGCGGTCGTGCTTCGGTGTTCTGTCTGCCGGGCAAACGCACTCTGCCAACACGCCATAACGGAGCGAGCATTTGCACTCCATACTTGGGGTCGCCTTTGTTGCGAGAATGCGTATAGTGCGGGACAAGTTGAACATTTCTTAACGCCGCCCATCTCCTGAAATGATCGTATTGCAGAATAAATTTTTGTGCAGCGTTAGCTTCGATAACCCAATGAGTAATGGGACGCCCCATACTGTTAGTTATTTGCCACCAATCTTCAGCTACACCTGTAAATCTTTGTTCCTCATGGCTCCAATCAAGAAAAGATGGGGCATCCATCTTTCTGCGATAAGACTCCAACAAGTATCTGAACTCGGTTTCAGGGTTATAGGCCCAACATTGAAGCGCCCAAAACTGGGACGGTGAAGGATCAGCAGTCGCTACAATAAACATGTCACCGGAAACTCCTGAGGGAAGTTCCCAAATATCTCTATCGTTATCCCAACAACCTGGATGTTCTACCCCGTCAGCACCTTTACCCCCCGAAACCCATAGAGGATCAACAAGAACATTGGCAGGGTCTACGTCCGATTGTTGATATAAGACCTCAAATCGTTCTGGAGTTTGTGCCTTAACATGTCGAAGCCGTCGCCACGGTAAGCGCCGGGGATATAGTAAGCATCCTGCAGGCCAAGGGTCGCCACTCGGTTTGTGTTGTGCGGGATCACCCGAACACAGTTCTTCATAATGCGCTTTATATTTGAGATGAGTGTATTTACGCCATTCTTCAGGGGCATCTTCGACTTCAAATTCGTCGAGGTCGTATTCGTCGGGGGGCGCGACCTTATCAAGTGCGTACCGGTAAATGTCGTCAGCGGACATTCTCTGTCCTTGTAATACAAGTAGTCCGCCCGGTTCAAGTCTGGTTTCTGCAACTTCATCCCACCATCTTCGCATATCTTCACGTGCATCAGCGTTACGCATTTTACGTGGGTCGTATACGTCATCCCAGATTACCAGATCGAATCGGCCACCAAGGAAACCGGAGTCCATACCGAACGCCGACCATGTAGGTTCTTTCTGGGTAAGAGGTTGGTCGTTTGCTTGTAAAACAGTGAACGCCTCGGCACGCCAGATCTCCGAAGAGTCTGGTTTGAACATGCCAAAGTCGTCCATCAGCGTTGCTTCGGCGTCAACCGCTAAACCAAGTCGAACATCGTTCAATTCGGCTTTGACCGGATGCGTTCGATCAAGTTCGGCACGCAACCTACGGGCATACCACTCTGCTAGACGCTGTGTGGAAGATCCAATCATACCACGGAGGGCACGATTACGTACAGTTGACCATGCAGGCAGCACTTTAGCGAAGAATGTGGACTTTCCTGACCCCGGAGGGGCGTTTATTACTACATATTCTTCAAATTCGGTGTCCATGAGCGACATGATTCGCTCTGTTGCTTCAATTTGCCAGGGTTGGAGAATGATTCCGAAATATCTTTTAGCGAAAATGGTGATATCGTCGTATGCGGCTTGGGCTTCGGGGCATAGATCATCGTATCCTGGGACTTCTGGTTGAATTGTTTTGCCTAATGCTTCTTGGGCTTTAAGAAAGTTACGTGGAGCTTTCCCACCTTCGGCATCTCGACATGCATGGTAGGAAAGACCGCATTCTTTAGCTGAAGCATACAAAGATTTGCCTTGACGGCGAAATGCCATGTAGTCAGCCCATTTTTCTACAGTGGTTGCTTTACCTGACGGCATTGTGGCCCCTTATTGGCACGATTCACATATATCGGGATTCTCTAAACCGCATTCGATTACTTCGTTGTCATCAAAAGGGTCAATGTTGGTGCGTTCCCCCATAAGTTCGGGGTGTTCTTCAAAAACTTCCATAAGTGTTAAAGGCTCGATATCTTTCCCCTCCCCATACGCTTCTTCGAAACAAAAGCAATCGTCAGCACAGTCGGGACAACGATCGCAAGCACAGTCATAATGATAGAAATGGCAAATACATTCTTCTTCATCGCAGCCGCAGTCTGACGGGCGTCCCATTACCAACCAAGTGATTCTCTTAGGAGTTCATCTCCCCATTTGCGGCTACGAAGTGCTTCTTCGAAAGCCCATGAACGATGATAGAGGTCTTCTATTTCCCAACGGAACTCTTCGCCGTTGTCACGGTCAAGTTCGTCATGCCATCCTTCGAGTTTCACGATGCGGGATGCGAGTTCCGCATTGTGGTCCATGTCGGCAAGCTCATCAATTTTTTGTTCTAAAATGTTGAGTCTGACGAGGATCGCTGGGTCGGTTTCGAAGTTGAGTTCGCTCATGTCTACTTCGACACGGTTGACTGTTTGTTCGAGTTCGCTTATACGGCCAGCTACTTGGGCGGCATTCCAAACAATTACCCCAGAAGTGACAGCTACCGACATGATAAGTCCGAGTGTCAGCCGAGAGATTTTGATTTGTTTGAAGTCTGTTTCTAGATCTTCAGCCATAACTAGGAAGCCGATGGTTGCCCATCGTTAATACGAGACTGGTTGCCGTCACCATACATCAACCGATAGATCTGTTCGGTGGCTTCGTCTTCTGCCATGTGTCGTGCAATACGGTCGGTGTTGTATTGCTTGTTAACTGTGTCCAACATGTTTTCTATCATGAAAAAACTCCTATCAGTAACCTGGGGGGTTGGTCACGGATACATCGTGACTATGGTCAATCGGATGAGGAAGTTGATAACCAGTCTTCAGATTCCACAAATGCCCAGCAGAATCTTTCCACATAGGAGAATTGTTCATCGAAACATCAGCCGCATTAACTCCAGCACTCACCCCTATTTGAGCACGATACTTATTAACGAGTCTGGCAGACTCTAAATGAGATAGGTTACCGGCCTTGGGATCAAGGGCTGTTCTTAGATCCCCCACTATAAACTTTTCCATATCAGTCATATTCTTTGGGGGAACATACGCACCCTTATGTGGCGTCGGCTTGGCCTTCGGACGGTTCCGTTGCCAGAATCTAAAGTCGCTTTTCTCTTCCGGTGAGAGTGGCTTACTCCATATCCCATCTCGGATACCCCAACGCCTCGAACTCTTAGATGACTGTCCTTGTGCCATTTCAAATCTCCTAGTAGAACGTCTGAATGTCTGTCTTTTTGTCTTTAGTAACTTGACCACGGGTTCTGTGTTTGTCAAGAGATTCCGGTTTGGGTGTTACCGCTGCCGACACATCGGGGATCATTGAGACATCCGCTGCACGAAAGTCATCTTCGCTTCTGTATTCGCCAGATGTGTATCTGCTGAGGGGAATCCTCTTTACTGAACTTAGTGAACGGCCACCTGGTTGTCCTTCGTCAGATGCACCCTTCCAATAAGAACGGACAGTTGGCGATTCCCCTTCGCTAACACGCTTGGTACGTCTGGCGTCAGTGTATTCTTTTGGAGTCATCAACCTAGTCTCCCAGACATTGATATTCTCGTGCCTCCAGGTCTCACCCTGCAAAGGCCACGTCGCCATTCTCAAACCATGCAGCGCACCTTTCGCTCCTGTTTTTATTCCCGAAGCCGCACCTTTTGCTCCTGCAACTATACCTCGATGAATTAACCCGGCACCACCGTCCCACCCTGTTATGTTCGAAAAGTCGCCGCTACCCACAGAAACGTCACGCTCTCGCATCGTCGTGGGCAACCCCGGAGAGGGTGCTTGCCTTGATTGAATCCTTCGCTGAGGATCTCGGTTTTTTGTCATTATAAATCTCCAAAGAATAAGAAAACGTCTTCGCCTGATGTTACACTACGAATCTACCCGCCGCTAACAACGGTCCGATCGCCCGTCAGAGGGGCATCCGATTCCGTGTCCAGACACGACGGCCCAAGTTACTGCAAAGAAACACTAGGGGGCACGGAACGACCAGCACAGCGAGGCTAGGTCAACGGCAAGAGCGGCCACAAACACTCGGAGGGCCAGGGCACAAACTCACCCAACACCAAACCATTGAACCAAACTCCCCCAAACACCGTATGTCACGTATATTAGGGGGGAGGGCACGGCACATGCCGGGTTTGTCCGAAAAGACTAGCATCGCCCACCAACCGGGGGTGAGACTAAGTTTTTAACGAGTGGGGGGTGGTTCCTGGGAAGCGGGAAGTTCGGGTGTGGTGGTAGGTCTGTTGGGTAATGATAGTGAAGTGAAGTGGTTGGTGTGCTAGTGGTGGGTGAGTGTGGGTGGTTGAGGGTCGAGTGCCTCCGGCGGCCAACAGAGTGATCTGTTGGATCGATCACCAATTGCTGAATTGGAGCAGACGGCTCACGCCGGGGGACGCTCAGTCCTAGTGCTGCAAACGATGCCGGTCGCAATGAACAACCGGAGTGACTCGTGTACTCGCTACGGCAGCACTGGTGTCGCTTAATGTTCCCATTCCTCCGACTCGAAGCACGTTTGGCAAGGGAAAGGGAGGGCCAAAAGTGCACGAGCCTCATATGCTGCGGGCCTTTTGGAGCATAATCAGACGGTCACATTCGAGTTCGAACCTTGCCAACGAGAACGAGGCGCAACCGAGCTAAGGGAGAGGGAGAATCAGGCAAGGCTCAAATGTGTCCGCCCAAGGGTTTAGGCACTTGTAAAGTCACTTGCAACCGAGCAATCTCACCTGACATAAACCGAGCATGAGGGAAAACGAACAAATCGGTTTATGTCTTTTATGTTACGAAGG